AGTTCTTGGTTAGCTGACCTTTCCTCGAACAACTCATCAATAGAAGATAGTTCTCTGTTGTAGCGATTCTTGATATACTCAAGCACATCATCATCGCCAAACTCTTTAGGACTTTCTTCTTCAACAACTTGCTCCTCTACAGGACTTTCCTGTTCTACAGAATCCGTTGACTCTGTATCTTCATTTAATTCTTGTTCGTGCTTATCAACAAGTTCTTGCTCTACTTCTTGAACAGACTTTTCGTCTACACTTACTTCTCTAACTTTTAATTCCATTTGATTACAAATTTAATAAATTATTTTTAATCGTTTTTACTGTTCCCAATAAGTGCTATTATAAATAGCAACACACATAACGCAATCATATCATATTATCTTGGAGAAAATTGAGATAGATCAAACCCATCTAAAGTGTCCTCATTGGATTCAAACTTAATTGGTGCTAGATTGTTTTTTCTCTGATCAATCAACTTAGACTGCTGTGTATTCTGCTGACTTATTCTTTTAGCTTTCTCTTCATCTCTTTTTGTCTCCCTATTGTCAACAGATTGCTGCTGCATATTGTAAATTTGCTGATTGTATTGGAACTCTTCTGCCATCAACTGACTCTTTAATACAGCCTCTTGCTTCATTTTTTCAATCTCAAAAGCAACCTCTGCCTGTTTTATTTTTATCTTGCCATTAGTTTCAGCTTCTGTTTTCTGCATAGCTATACCTGCTGCCATTTGCTGTGACTGCATATTCTGCTGTGCTGCTATTGATTGCTGCTGCATAGCCATCTGCTGCTCCCTTTCCATCTTAGCCTTACGCTTTAGTTTTAACAATTGATTGGCAACTTTAAGGTTTTTAACTTCCCTAATATCAATCGCATCCTCTAGATTGATATCATTTCTCGATAAAGCCATTTGAATGTTCTGTTCCAACATAGCTTTTTCTTCTTCGTCAGGAGATATTTCTATAAATATTCCAAAGTCGTAAATATACAAATCGGCAATACTATCCAAAATGGATACATTGTACTTGCCTATCTTGTTTACAAAGTCGTCTTTAAAGTCTGAATATTCCAAGATGTCTGCAATCCTATATGTCAATGCCTCAGACAAACTCCTAAAAATGTAAAGACTTCCATCAAGGATATGTCTTGTAGCTGTGTTAGAATTTAATGCTGCCAACTTTTGTAATCCAACTAACGCATTAGCATCAGGAGTCGAAGCATCTCTAGCTTCGTTTAATCCTGTTACCGTTCTAATCATGTTTAGGTAGTGGTTGTAGTTGTATATCAACATCTGTGCCTTACCTGCTCCACTATTAGAGTTTAGCTGTTGTATTGGAACTCTTGCATTATTAAACTCCCCATCCTGCGTATATGACCTACCGATTACACTACCTGTTTGAAAGTATAACCTCAAGGCATCTTCGGGATTGTAGGCGTTGCCTGTTCCCAAATCCACCTCGTTCAATCCATCGGCATCAATATAAACACCATCAGGTACAACCCTTGATATTACCTGCTGCAATTTCAAGTGTGTAATCTGAATCAAATCAGCAAATGGTATCATCCTCCTAACCAATGATTCAATAGCACCCTTATACATTCTCGGTGCTACTGCTACATAATTAGGTAGTGCGTGCTGAGATGAAGACTTAGGGCGAACCATATTCTTAGCCATCTCCCACTTGATGACAATATCAGTACCCATTACCATAATACCATCATACCATACATCAATGGTCTTCTCTATCTTTTCAAATCTTCCTTCTTCCAACATCTCTTGTGGTGGGTTAAAAGTATCATCCTTCTCAATTACTTTAGTTCCACCTGTTTCAAGAATCTTTTTCTTATATACAATCTTGTTGGTTGTCTTATAGTTAAAGTACAAAAGTGTTACCGTATCTCTACTAAACAACTCTGCATCGTAAAATTGCTCTAAGTTATGATAGTCATACCAATCCTGCCCTGCCTGTCTAATCAACTCCATGTCTTCCTTACGGATGTCAGGTTTTATTTTATATATCTCGGACAGATGTACATTTTTAACCTCGCCCCAATAAAAGCAATCTTTGAAGTGAGGGTCTTCTGTATAGCTATACACTACATTTGCAGGGTCAACATATGAGATATTTACTCCTGCTCCTTGTTGAAACTCATGCCTTACTATACCTAATCCACAAACAGCTAAATCATAATCAACTCTTTTGCGTAGGTCTAAATAATGATTCTCTTCTAGCACAGTGTTAATAGCCTCCTCCTCTGCAATCTCAATAGCAGGCTTATAGTTTAATTGCATATACAATGCAAGTTCTTCGTCATTATTTGGCAGATCTTCTGATTGTGTTATAAATGGATTGATTCCTGTGTTTTCTTGTATTATAGTCAACATCTCTTTAGCCAACATTTGACCTTGAATCATATCCTGATACTTGCTTCTTTTTTCCTGAGATAGAGCATCCTGAGAATAAGCCTTTGCTTTAAAAAGTCTATCGGACATTCCGTTAACCACAATATCAACAAATTTAGGTATAACAGGAACAGGTGTCCAATCAAGATTAAGATAAGATAGGTCTCCATCTACAGCAATCTCGTCTTTATATTTCTTGATAGACTGCTCTCCTCTTGCATATAGTCGAAGTCTATGATACTCTGACCAATTACTGTAGAATCTACAGTTACCATAGTCTCTCTTGAACCATTCATATTGAATAGCCTGACCCACCTTTAATCCAAACTCTTCAGAGTTCTTTTCAGCATTGGATGCTAATTGGTCAGGAAACCCTGTGTTATATATGTTGACATTCTTTATCATCTTATTATTTCACTTGTAGTTCCTATGTTATTGTACCTTGCAAAGTTAATGCTTATTTTTGACTTTGTTTTTTCGGGTAGGTACTTGTGCTTCTGACACGCCATTATCGCTAACCCTGAACTAATTGAAGCATCATATTTTGTTCTATTTGTAATATCAAACTTTGCCCAATCTTGTAGTGTTCTATTGAATGGCATAATTCCCATCTCTTCAGATGGTCTATACTCCCCCTCCAAATCAAAACCTATATGCTTTTCAATATACGACTCTATTGCAGCAGCGTGTGCCTGCTTCACATCTTCCGATGAGTTTGGTATTCCACCTAACTCTTTCTCAGTCTTTGACAACCTATGTGTAGGTTTATCAGGTCTATTCAAACAAAACCTCCTGTACCCTCTATTCTTGAAATGATATAGCAGTCTTGGTTTATTATTTTCTATAAGTATCGGCATACCGTAAAATATACAAGCCATCAGCACCTCTTCAAAGAATATCTCTGCTGTCTGTGGTCGTGCCACATACTCCAAGAAAAACTCGTTACTTGGTGCATCATCCATATTGTACTTAGTCAATCCATGCAACGCACCGTTAGAGCCTCCACCTCCTACTGTTCCACTAATGTCATAGCTATCGCAACCAAATGCTCCGATGTGTTCATTAGCAGGGGTTATTTCTCCTCTGTAGTTTTTATTTATTTTGTTTTGCAGATGCTTCGGTGGTAACCACGATACAGAGAACCTACCCCTTGAGTCAGGCTTCCATACTACTTGGCTGTCTCTTATGCCATCCTTCCAATGGAAAGACCCCCTAGTCACATAATGCTCCCTAATCATAGAATCATTATAGTCTATCTGCTGATATATCTTTGTAAGATTAAATATCGAAGACTTACTCTCATCCCTAAAAGCGTGTGACTCCGTTCTTGGAAACTGTCTATAGTATTCATTGAGTGCATCAGCATCCTTTTTCAAAGAGTCAACCTCTGCCTCCCAATAATCTATAGCACCAACATCAATCATCTCGCCATCAATACCAAGAATAGGCTTAGAAGGAGTACGCAGAACAGGCATCCCGAATCGGTCAATAAAGCCTTCCATATTCCACTCCATAGGAATAAAAAGACTATACAAGCCACTTTTTGTTTGCCCATTTTTGTTTCGAGTTTCAGTTTTGGAATCATAGTATAAATGTTTAAAGTTGCCACCACCCTTGCTCTGTGCATTGGCTGTAGAACCCATCATGCACTTACCTATAATTTTCCTACCCAATCTTAAACAGGTCTTAGTAACTCTCCAATTATTTAAAATGTTGTTTGGTTTTATCCATTTTCCACTCTCATCGTGTACTAATAACAATAGCTTTTCTCCATCGTAGCTGTTGTCGTCTGTATTCTTCCAATCTATTGTGGTGTCTAGTCCATCCATAAAGTCCTCGTCTATGGTGTGCATGTTCTTTTTGGTAATCTTAGATGCAGGTACTCGGTACGCTAGCTCTGTCTTTGGCTTATCCATACCATCCATGATAGGCTTGAAGAAGAATGGTAGCTTAGAGTTGATAGGCACAACCTTGTCGGTAAACATCTTCTTAGCATCCGTACCTGTCTTTGATAGTATGCCAATTCTTGAATCCCTTGCAAGGGTAGCCACATTCACACACTCGGATGAAGACATGAATGAGAATCCACTACGCCTAATCTTTAGATACACCATCCCAAATGCTCTTGAGTCTGCCTTTGATGCTTCCCAAAATATATATAGAATCCTATTAGCCTCTCTGAAATCGGGGTAGCCAACATCTATACTTGTCCACTGCAAGTACATATAGTGTGAGCCTGTGATGTATGTAGGCTTACCATTATTCATAAACCAATAACCATCCTCTCTTCTATCAAACTCTTCTTCTATATATCCAACCCATCTTGATTTAAAATCTGATGGCATTTGATTCCATTGAAAGATAGACTTGATTCTTGATAACTCTTTAGGTAATTCTGTTCGTTCCCAATATTGTTCAGATTTTTGAAAGTGACTTTCGTGACATGACTTAGGTGTTTTAGGAAGTGCAATAAATAACCCTTCAATTTTATATATCTCTCCTATTTGTCCTGTCTTAGATATTACAACAAGATCATAGTCTTTATTATAACCATACTCCCACGACTTGTTCCTGTTCTTTTTGGTAAGAACATTCTTGGGTATGTAGTCCTTTACTACTTCATATAGTATATTATTTAGACCTTCGTTCTGCAAATCCTGTGTTTGTATTTATGTTACTGCTTGATGGCGATTCGCCTGTAAGCCTTTCTCTTTCTTCTTCTATTTTGCTTAGTATCTCAAAGGCATCAAAGATTGCTAGCTTCTTAGATGCTGCTGCGTTTTTTAATCTATCTGCTGCCACATCATCATCCCCACCTGTAATGATTTCCTCATTGGCAACCTTGATAAGCTGCTCTACTGCTCGCTTGCCTGCTGCTATTATTTTAGATTTAAGTTCGTTTACTTCTTTCATTTTAATTTTAAAAACATTACCTGAATTAATCTTGTGTCAAAGTTTTCTTCAATATTCCTTGAGTGGTTAATATGCGAATCAAAAATAAAAACGCTATTGTAACTTGCTTTATTTACAATCACAGGGTTCTTGTTTTCATCATATAAAGTAGTTCCATAACCACTAGGGTGCTTTTTGTTTAAATATAAAATAACAGTCTTATCCCCATGCATATCATCCTTGTGTATGTAGTTGGGTTCTTTTTGATTTCTTGGAGACTTCCTTACAAAGTTTAATACACAATCATAATTAGGTAATATTCTTTTTATATAGAATTCAAACAAGTCGTTTTGCCTAACTTGTATGCCTCTAAATACACCCGATCTTGTTTCTACATCAGCAAAGACTCCATCCATTATGCCACTTACATAATCATCAGGATTCTCTAACACATCATCAAGCCTAATACAAATCATACTACTCCAACTATTTGATGGTCAAACATTCTGTACATAATATCTCCATCCACATCAAATTCATATTCACTCTCAGGTTTAAAAATAACCCTATCGCCCTTTTTAACGCCCTGTGTTGAAAGATATTTGTTTGGATACTCCATAACCCCAACCAATGGCTCTCGTGTGAATGGCTTGAAGATATAGCTGTCCTGTGGTGGTATAGGAGACACGAAGCAATATCTATCATGTGGCTTCCATTCTCCATCCTGCTTATACATAAAAAATTGGTCGTTGTCTATAAAGAACAAATCATCCTTAAAGAAACTTTTACCACTCTGCCTCCTACCCTGCATATCATTGTAGAACTTAAAAGCATTATGATGTACCAATAATGTATCTCCAACCTTTATATCTCCCTCGTAGTTCAACGGAACTTGAAGAACCTCTGCCTCTCTATTTGCATACTTGTGGTCTTCCTCCGATGTACTTATAACAAAATCAATTCCACCTATAGACTTGGTGTTATTATATCTTTTCCCACCTACA